AAATCACAGATTACACGCTGTTGTTACAACACACGCTAAAAATACTTGTGAAGATAGAGGAGATGCACTTTACATCATGGATTCATCACATTATGAAGATAGTATTGCAACAGTAACTAATACAGTTAAATCTTTCGATTCAAATTATGCAGCAACTTATTATCCATGGGTAAAAATACTTGATACTGATAAAAACAAACCAGTATGGGTACCACCATCAACAGTATTAGCAGGTGTAATATCTAAAAATGATCAGGTTGCATTCGAATGGTTCGCACCAGCAGGATTAAACAGAGGTATGTTAACTGAGGCAATAGATGTACCAACAAGATTAACTCACGCAGAACGAGATGATTTATATGAAGGTAGAGTAAATCCAATTGCTACATTTAAAGAAGGAATTACAGTTTGGGGTCAAAAAACACTACAAGCTAAACCTTCTGCACTTGATAGAATTAATGTAAGAAGATTATTAATTGCAGCGAAGAAATTTATAGCTTCAGCAACCAAGTATCTAATATTTGAAAACAATACAAATGCTACAAGACAACGTTTCTTAAATATCGCTAACCCATACTTCGAGAGTGTACAACAAAGACAAGGGCTTTACGCTTACAAAGTAATAATGGACGGAACGAATAACACACCAGATGTAATTGATAGAAATCAAATGATCGGTGAGATATTTTTACAACCAGCTAAAACAGCAGAATTTATTATATTAGACTTTAACATATTACCAACAGGAGCAGTATTCCCTGAATAAAACCAGAAAAAAAGGATACTTTTTATAAAACTGCATATTTATATATGTAGAACAAGAATAAACGAGGAGAACAAATGGCACAATTAATCGACCCAACAGAAGCAATGTTGACGGCATTTGAGCCGAAAACACAGAATAGGTTTATCATGTATATAGATGGTATTCCTGCATATTTAATTAAAAAAATCGACAGACCATCAATTACTTTTGGTGATGTAACTCTTGATCATATCAATGTGAAAAGAAAACTAAAAGGAAAAGGGGACTGGGGTACAATCACATGTGATCTTTATGATCCTGTAGTTCCTTCAGCTGCACAAGCTGTAATGGAATGGGTTAGACTATCACACGAATCTGTTACTGGTCGAGACGGATATGCTGATTTCTACAAGAAGGACATTACTTTTAATGTATTAGGTCCTGTAGGTGACAAAGTCGAAGAATGGACATTGAAAGGCGCTTTTGTACAATCAACTGCAGCAGGTAGTTTAGATTGGGGTACAGACGGAGCATTAATGCTTTCAATTACATTAGCATATGACTATGCAATCTTACAGTTCTAATATATTATTAGAAACATATAGTATTAAATTAAAATAAAGGAATAAAAGTTATGAGCGCAACAGCAAAAACAGTTATATCTGCAAAAGCAGACAAAAAGAAATTTCCAACCGAATTTATCGATCTTCCAAGCGAAGGGTGGTTCTATCCAGAAAACCATCCTTTGTCTTCGGGTCAAGTAGAATTAAAATACATGACTGCAAGGGAAGAAGATATTCTAACTTCATCAAATCTTATTAAGAAAGGTATTGTAATTGATACATTAATTAATTCGTTATTAGTAACAGATGTTACTTATGATGACCTATTAGTAGGTGATAAAAATGCAATTATGATTGCATCACGTATTTTAGGTTATGGAAAGGATTATGATATTGATATGTCATGTCCAAAATGTCAAGATACAAACAAATTAACTATCGATTTAACAATGCTTAATAATAAAGAGCTTGTTCTAGATAAATTTGAAAAAGGAAAGAACGAATTTGAATTCGAATTACCTTTATCAAAGGTACTGATAACATATCAGCTTATGAGTGGAGCATCTGAGAAGAAATTAGAAGCAGAATTAAAAGGATTAGCTAAATTTGTAAACAAGAAAGGACCAGGTAAAGAACTTACAACAAGGTTGAAACATCAAATTATTGCAATAGATGGTAATCGAGAGAAACAGGATATTAGATCTTTTGTCGATGAAGAACTATTTGCACAAGACTCATTAGCATTACGTACAGACATGAGAAAACAAGCTCCTGACGTTGCAACTGAAATGAATTTTGAGTGTGATCAATGCACACATACGGAGACTGTCGATATGCCTATCGACGTCAACTTTTTTTGGCCTGGAACCAAGTCATAGAGCACTAATTCACGAAGATGTTTTTATGTTATGTTATTATGGTAAAGGAGGCTTTACACATGATGAAGCATATAATATGCCACGATATCTGCGGACATTTTATCTAAAGCAAATTGAAAAAATTGCTTTGCAAAAGCAGGAACAGCAAAAGAAGCATGATAATAAACAACGTGGCTCATCTGAAGTATTCGGTCCACCAGTAATGCCGAAAAACAATCCAAATCAATAGGTTTTCTAGTTCTCCCATATTTATATATGATAAACTATATAAAGGGGAGAACTATGAAATCATCAAAAAAATACATTCTTAAAGAAGGCGCATTTAACTGGCTCCTTAAAACGATATTAGGTAAAAGAAATGCAACTCAATTAAGGTATTGGGCAGCTATTAAGACAGATCCAACCCTATCTAAATTGTCTCGTGAATTCGAACAATCTGCTAAAGAATTAGAAGCTACTATGAACAAGCGGATGCAGCAACCTGGATCAGGCGGTAATTCAGCACACTACAAAAATCTGAAAAAATTATTATCTCGTAATTCATAATAATTATATATTGTTATGGCTAAACGAGGAAATAATAATAAGAATAAAGTTACCAGACCTGGTGTGGAAAAGTTCCAGGAACTCAACAACGATGGTAACGTAAAACATCACGATAAATATCTCGATAATACACGTAGAAAAATGAAGTCAGTTAATATGGCTTCAAAGCGTGGAAATGAATTGCTTGAACAAGAATCAAAACACATTGATAGTATCGTTAAAGTACGTGGTGAGCATATTAAGCAAGTAAAAGATCTATCATCAATAACTGATTCTATATTTACTCGTATGCAAGATCAAACTAAAAATATAGAACAATTGTATGGAATGCAGAATCAGTTAGCAGATAAACTTCAATTATCTGAAGGATATGCATTAGAAATTGCCCATTCTCAACGAGAAACTCGTGATATGAGTTTGCAAGAGTTGAATGCGCATGGACAACTTGGTAGAGAGCTTGAAAACTTAAATCGACTAAAATATGATGCAGTTCAATCTGCTCAGAAATTAACTTTATATAATAAAGATAATCTTCCTTACTACGATAAAATGAACAAACTGCAAGCTGAAATTGCAGTATTAACAAAACAGGTAGGTGATAATGTAAATACTGAAAAAGGATACCGTCTTGAAGCGCTTAGAACTATGCATGACCAGTATGAAACGCTTGGTAAACTTGAACAAATGAATGATCGTAAAGAAAAGATACAGCAAAGTATAAATGACTTAATGACTTTACAAGGAACAGCAGCAGGTAGAATATTCGATACCTTAAAGGATTTAGTTTCAAACCCACTCTTAATATTTACAGGATTACTAGCATTAGGAGCTCAAAGGTTTGATGAAATGCGTCAGTATGGTAATCAACTAGCTGAAGAATTAGATCGTGTAAATAAAAAATTAGCAGGAAACGGGCCGTACCAAGAAGCAATAATAAGTAGAGCTCGAAAAATACACGCAACATTTAGAGCAGCTGGAGAAGGATTTGCAGGTAGCTTAGAGAGTGCAGTAGATTCTATACAAGCATTACAGAAACAGCTAGGAAATATTGGTGTTCTCAGTACCGACCTTGTTGATCTTATGACCACTATGAAGTTGAGTATAGACTTATCAGATCAAGATGTTGCAAAAGTTATAGACACATATTTGACAGTAGGTGAACATTCAGAAAAAGCTGCAATTAATTCAGCTAATATGTTATATTCACTGGCTGAGACAGCAGGTATAAACCCAGCAGATGCATTCAAAGAAATAGCAGATGCAACAGGTGAAACATTAGCACATATTAGAGGAGGTACAGCAGAGCTCAATAATGCAGTAATTGCTGCAAGGAAAATGGGATTAGGGTTAGAAGATGTAGCTAAAATTTCTAAAGGATTATTAGACTTTGAAAGTTCAATAGAAGCTGAGATGGAAGCACAGATGCTCACAGGAATGAATATCAACTTCAATAAAGC